AGGATGGTATCCCAGCCATCGGCCAGCGAGACCGTGTCGTCCGTGGAGGTCGGCGCCGCCGGCAGGCTGGCCACGCGGACCGCGCCGGCATGGAACGCCTGCGGATGCAGCGCCCACAGCCGCGCGCGCGCCGCCTCGACGCACGCCAGCCAGTCCGCGGCCGAAAACGGATCGAGCTCCGCCGCGTGCTCCCGCGCGAACCACTTGGCCTTGGCAATCACGTCCGCAACCGTCATGTGCATGCCTTTCCGTCCGGGACCGCGCCCGGGCCCGCCTACGCTTCGGCGTCGTCCGCGGCCCGCCCGCTGCTCGCCAGGATCGCCGCCTTGGTGATGTTATTGCCCTCTTCGAGATGCTTCAGGAACTCCGCGCGCGTCGCCTCCCTCACGATCTGGTAGGGACGCCGCCGGATCACGCCCGCCTCGCGGTACGAGATGCTCGACCGGCGCACCGGCGCGAACACGCGCTGCACGGCGCCGTCGGCCACGTTGAGGTAGCGCTGGGGCAGCGGCACCGGCGTTTCGCGCCGGACGGTGATCCCGTCGCCGTTGTGGCGCAGCTCGATGTTCTCAGCGTCACGCGCATCGTTGCGCGCCGAGAAGACCACCCAGAAATACTTCTCGTCCGCCGCCTCCGCCGCCGCCGCCTCCGCCGCCGCCTCCGCCTTGGCCTGGGCCATCCGCTGCAGCGTCCGGGCGTGCTGCTCGATCAGCCAGCCGCCGTCGCGCTGCACCACGCCCCAGACCTTGGGGTCCAACTCCATATCCGCCAGCGCCTTGCGGGCCGCCTCCTCGCTGGCCCAGGGTTTGCCGTTGCGCTGCACCCTCGTCTGTTCGTCGCTCATGTGCGCCTGATCCTTTCCGTTTGTGAAGACAGGCCGCTCGCCGGCGACTCACCACTCCAGCCGCGCGCCGCGCCCCGGCGCGCCGCGTCCCTGCTACCGGTCCGCGACCAGCGAGAACGCCGTGCTCGCCAGGTTGGCGTACGTCACGTCCGTGATCTCGATGCCCGCCGGCATGACGGTCCCCACCGGCGCCGGCACATAGTCCCAGGCGCATCCCACGTGGATGACCGCGCCCGACGGCACCGCGCGGTCGAGGGTCACCTCGTTGGCCGCGTCGCCGTCGTTGGTCAAGGCCGCGATGTGCGCCTCGTAGGCCTTGCCGTTGCTGGCCGCCTGGATCACGACCGTGCTCCCGACGCCGCAGGTCGTGGTGTCCAGCCCGGCGTCGAAACTGCCGGTCCGGTTGGTCGCGCTGCCGAGCGTCCACTTCGTGATCGCGCCGCGCAGGTTGCCCCGGTAGGCCGCCACGGCGTTGCGCTCGATCTGGTTGGCCAGCGTGGCCGCCGTCACGGTGTCTCCGCCCAGGTAGGGCTTGATGCCGGCCGTGTCGGCCAGGCCGACGAACGTGGTCGCGTTGCTCCGCACCAGCCCGCCGTTGCGCGCCAGCGCGGCCCGCAGCATGTTCGCCTCCCAGCGCGTCTCGAAGGCGGTCGCAACGGCCGCCCCCAGGCGCAGGATGCGCACCTCGCTGGGCACGAAGCCCAGCCCGATCTTCATGGCGCCCGTCCCGAGCCCCATGTAAATGCCCCGTACTTGTTCCATCGTTTCTTCCTCGTATTCGATTACTGCCTATGCGGCTGGCGCCTGGCCCACCCGGACCGGGCGCGCTATGGCGTTTAGGTCGGGTTGGCCGTGCAGGCGACCTCCAGGACCGCCAGCGCATCCTCGAAGAGGATCGCCCCGGCCCACCAGAACTTCCACCCGACGCTCCCGTTCTGGCCGAGTTCGTCGCCGTAGCGCGGCACGTTCGGCTGCAGAACCGAGATGTGCGCGCTCTTGACCCCCTGCAACCGCACCACGCCGTAGGCATCCTTGCCCAGGCAGAGGATCGGGTAGATGTCCACCGCCGCCGAGCCCGCGGGCGGTGCCCCGTCCGAGAGCATGTCGTTGGCGTTGCCGCCGGCCTTGAGGTAGGGTTCGACCAGGTTCGAGAGGATGATACGGAAACTCTCCACCGCGCCGATCTCGCCCTCGACCTTGCGGTTGGGCTCGCCGTACTCGCTGTAGGGCAGGAATCCCGTGCAGCTGCGGAAGTCGGCCGCCAGGTCCGTGTGGCCAATGGCGAAATAGGTCTCCTCGACGCCGAACGTGTTCGCATCCGGGCTGGGGGCGATCATGCGGTTGATCTTGGCCACGTTGGCGCGTGCGAAGCCGCGCTCGACGCGCCGCAGGTCGCCGCGCGTCACGCGCGCGACGACCGCCGTGCGCCCGAGCACGCCACTGGCATAGTAGCGGTTGGCCGAGGCCTTGCACATCTCGATCGTGAGGCGCTCCTCGGTCTCCGCGAACTGGTTGGAGCACTCCCGCACCGCGACGTCCAGCGGATTGTCCTCGTGCAGGTCGACGGCCTTGTCCGTCAGCTTGACCACCGCGCCGAACTGCTGCAGCGTCGCCGTGTAGTCCCGGCACCTCAGCGGCTGTGCCGTCGGGGGAACGCCCTCGGCCAGCGGCGCCATCGCCGCGGCGAAGCGCTCGTAGCGCCGCCATTTCACCGTGTCCCCGCGTTTTTTCGGCAGGGTCGTAACCTGACCGAACCGTTGCATCACCATGCGCGGCAGCGCGTTCTCAAGCAGCCGCAGCACGGCCATCACTCCCACCCGCGGAGCGATCTCGCCGTAGCTTACCTTCTGTTCCATTCCAGCACCCTCCGGCGCGGCCACCGCGCCTTGTGTTGTGGTTGTTGTCCGCAACTCCGGGTTGCTGCCATAATTTGCCCGTCTACTACATCACGATCATCCGGAAGGGCATGTAGTTGCCCCGGCACTGCTTGCGCCGGCACTGCACCTCGATGACCGTGCCCGATCCCAGCCGGCCGATGAAGACCGGCGTGTGGCAATGCGGGCAGCGGTGAACTTCCGGCGGCACAGGCGCCGGAAAGTCGTCACTGCGCGGCCTTGGCCCTGCGTTCCGCCGCAAGTCGTTCAAATTCCGCCTCCGCCTCGTCCTCGTCTACGAACTCCGACACGCCCGCGCGCTCGATCGCGCGTCCACCGCGCGGCGCCGCGCCCGATCCCCCGCCCGAGCCCGCCGCCAGCACCGCCAGGCGCCGGCGCTTCATCTCGTCGCCCGAGCCGGGGCCCGCGGCGCGCCTGGCGGCCTGGGGATTCTCGGCTAGGTAGAGCTTCAGGAGCTTACACGCATCCGACGCCGCCGGGCTCTGCCCGAGCTGCTGCACGCCCGCCGGCTGCGCGCCGTACCACGCGGCGAACTCGGACGAGTCGGCCAGCGCGCGCGCGCCGGGCAGTTCCGCCTCGATCTCGCCCAGGATGCGCTCCCGTCCCGCCGCGTACTGCTGCGCCTCGTACTGCGCCCGCAACGGGGCCGTCAGGCGCGCCACGATCGCCACCATCGCCGTCGTGATGGCCGGATAATCCTTTGCCAAATCTTTGAATGTGACGGCGGGATCGCCGCCCTCGGCCGCGGCCACCTCCAGGTCGCCCATTTCCTCGACCAGCAGGTCGCGCAGACCCGCCACATCGCCCGTTAAATCGGTTCCGCCATCCGCCGCGCCCTCGCCGGGCTTGCCATCCGCCGCGCCCTCGCCGGGCTTGCCGTCCGCCGGTGCCCCTTCGCCCTCGCCAGGCTTGCCATCCGCCGCGCCCTCGCCGGGCTTGCCGTCCGCCGGTGCCCCTTCGCCATCGCCAGGCTTGCCGTCCGCCTTACCTGCACCGCCGCCGTCGGCCTTGCCCTCGTCGTCCTTGGACATGGCGTCGAAGCGCGTCCCCGCCGCCCGCAACGCCGAGAGTTCCGCGAAGGCCTGCGCCTCGCCATCGTCCTCGCCTTCCGCGGCCGCAGCATCCACGTCGGCCGCCGCGCCATCCGCCGCGCCGCCGCCGTCGTCAAACGCGCCGCCGTTGTTTTCCGCTTTGAGTTGTTCGTCGCTCATGGCAACCGGTCCTTGTTGTCCGGTCGCTCAAGGCAACTCCGTGGTTAATCACTCTGCGTCACTCCCCGTCGTCATCGGCCAGGTTCAGCTCGCGGCGTGCGCACTCGCGCAGCCGCTCCAGAAATTCAAGTCCACGCATCATGCCCAGGTGGAAGCGGATGTCGTCCTCGATCCGCTCGCACCCGACTTTCGCATCGCTCCCGAGAGCGGCCTCGATGCGCCTGCGCTCCCGGCGCGCCGCCGCCAGCAGCGCCGCCCCGGCGCCGGTCGCCCCGGCCTCGGCCACGTTCAGGCGCTCTTCCGCCGTCAGATAGTCGCTTGCACGCATGGTTGCCACTGTCCGTCCTGCATGCCCTTGTTTTAACCAGCGTCTCCAGCGGAGTCAACCCCCTCCGGCCCCGCGGGTTTGTCCGTCCCGATCAGCTCCAGCAGCATCGGCGGCACCGCCTTGAACATCCAGACCAGCTCGCGCAGATACCCGCCCGAGAGTCCGCCGGGCACCTTCGCCCAGGCAACCTCCGCCACCACCACGTCCACCGGCTCGGCCATCGCGCGCTCCGCCGCCGCCATCGCGTCCGACCGCGCCAGGCACTCGACGCGCAATTCCGCGTCCTCCCGCAGCAATCGCTCGAACCGGGCCTGCAGCGCCGCCGCCTGCTCGCCCCCGGCCTCCCGCGCGACCAGCGGCCACTCCAGGCCCACGGCCAGGTCCGCCAGCGGCATGTCGCCACATTTCTCCACCGCCTCCGGGCAGTCTTCCGCCAGCGCTGCTTCGATCCGCTCCCGGGCGCCGTCCCAGTCGCCGCCGCACGCAGCCATAGCCGTCTCGACGCGCCGCCGTAGCTCCACCGCAGCGTCCGCCACCTGCCTGGCGTTCCACGCGCAGACGAACTTCCACGCCTTGATGTCCGCGCGCACGTCGCCGCGCCGCGGGAGCACCCCGGCCGCCGTCGTGAGAATATCCTCGATCCGCGGCAGCTCGGCCCCCGCGAACTGCACCGTGCGCTTGCCGGCCACTTGCAGCCGCAGCGTTCCGTCCCGGTCCTGCACAATCCCGCTCATGCCTGTCCTCCCGCGGCTTCCGGCCGCTGTTCCCGCCACGCACCAGCGCCGGCCGGCACCGCGCCCGCCTGTCCGCCCCTGGCGTCGTCCTCGACATCCTTGATGAACCTCGCGCGCCCGAGCTGTCCGCGCGCCCGGGCCTCGTAGGCCGCCGCCGTGTCGCGCGCCGCCTTCGCCCGCAGCCCCTCCATGCGCGCCTGCGCCTCGGCCAGGGCGAGCTGGCGTTCCTCGCTCTGCGCCTGGGCCTGCTGGGCCGCCTGGTACTCCTCGTCGCTGATGAACGCCTGCGCCGTGTCGATCTCCTCGGCCAGCGCCACCTGCCGCGCGATCCAGTCCGGCCGCAGCCGCGCCCCGACCTGCTCGTTGCGCGCTCCGAGGTCCAGCAGGCGGATCAGCCCGTCGACCTTCTGGACCAGGTCCGAATACGTCGCGAACCCCATCGGACGGATCTGCACGATCGTTTCGTGCTCGATCTCGCCCGCGAGCGCCATCACATGCAGCACCCACCCCACCAGCCAGATGATCGCCGGATCGTGCCGCCGCACCACCTCGCCGAGGTACTTGCCCGCCGCCATCAAACGGTTCCTTATCTCGAATGCGGTCGCATCGGCCTGTGGCTGCTGGCCCTGCAGCACGCGCGGGATGTTGCTCTCCAAGTCCGCGAACGTCAACAGCATCTCGACCGCCTCGACCAGGCCCGACGTCAGCGCGTCGACCTTGAACTGCTGGATCGCCTCGCGCACGTCGCGCGTGTCGGGGTCCAGGTCCAGCCAGCGCACGCCGTCCTGCATCGCCTCCGGGTCCTGGCGCAACTGGTCCCTGTGCCCCGCCAGCGTCAGCGTGCTCGATTCGCGCAGATTGGAGAGCCACGCCCGGATCACCCCCGTGATGCACTCCTGCGTGTCCTCCATCGCGTCGTAGATGCCCTGCGGGTGCGGGGACGTGCGGTCCCGGTCCCAGATGAAGCGCGCATAAGGCCGCGGCCCGGGATTCTCCACCAGCGCCACCGGCTCATCGTCGGCGAAGACGGCCATCACCGGTACATACACCATCGTGCCGGGGTCGGCGCCGTCCGCGCCGCCCGTGTCTTCCGCCGCGCCGTCTTCCGCCATCAGCTTGCGCGGCACGAACGCCCAGACCTCGCGCCACTCGACCGTGTCGGTGTAGGCGCGCCCCGAGGCCTGCTCCTTCGGATGGTCGCGCCCGTCGCCCGAGGCTCCCTTGCGCGCGCCGCCCTCCAGCGCCCGCGCCACCGCCCCCGCGTCGAAAATCTGCTGGTCAGCGCCCACCAGGCGCCACACCTCGAAAGGCGTCAGTCGCCGGCGCCTGATCACATACTCAGCCAGCTCGGGCTGGTCCTCGCTGCCCAAGTCGACGTACATCTCCCAGGGAGATGGCACCTCCACCGTTCCCTGCATGCGCCCCTCGCGGTCGTTACCGACCAGGCCATGCAGCCAGTACTCGCCCCACGTCGCGCCGTCCTCAAGCGCGTCGCGCATCGTCATGGCCGCGCCCGACTCCGCCATGATCTCGTCCACCCGCGCCTTGATCGCGGCGAGCTGCTCCTCGCCCACCTGGCCGGCCATCGGTTGCTGGCGCCAGTTCAGCAGGAACGGCACCTTGTTGGATTTGTACACCGAGTCGCCCAGCGACGACTTCGCCGTCGTCAGCTTCTGCCGGGCCACCCGCAGACGTTCTTTCCCGGCCTTGCGCCGGTCGCCCGACCGCCAGGCGCCGTCCGCGCCCGCCCTGGCATGGTCGCCCGTGAGCCCCGGCCCCTCGCCGTCGCCCGTGAGAATGTTGCGCAGCCACTTCTGCTCGCGCGGTGCGCGTTCCTCCTGCGCGCGCTTCCAAAGCGCGGCGAAATGCGTCTTGAGCGCATCGCGCATCACCCCGCGGCACCCCTCGTCCCGCTCCGCCGCCTGATCGCTGTCCGTGGTCATGCCGTCGTTTTAAGCCATGCACGAGACCGCGTCAACCCCCTCCGGCCCCCATCACGATCTCGCGCGGGACCGGCTCCCATCCCTTACGCTGCGCGGCCCGCCACGGCCGCCGCTCCAGGCTCTCCAGCGCCGCCGCCACCGCCGCCGCCAGCGGCATCGGTCCGGCCGGCTCCTGCTCCTCGCGCTCGATCTCCGCCAGCGCATCCTCCGGCATCGGCACCAGCCGCCGCTCGCTCGCCCAGCGCCACAGCAGCGCGCGCGTGTCCGCCGGCGCCGTCTGGTCCTCCAGCGCGGTCACCCGCAGCCCCGGCAGGTCCTGCAGCACCCGCCGCACCGTCCGCAGGCTCTCGGCCTGGTCGGCTGGATTGCACAGCGCGTACCACCGCCAGCACCCCAGCCCCATCGCCCCCTCGCGCAGCGCGCCCGCCACGCCGCCGTCCTCCACCCAGCCATCGGGCGCATAGGCCGGCCCGACCGTCCCCATCAGCCGCCACGCCAGCAGCCTCGCCCGTCCGTCCGCCGGCGCGTATCCCACGACCACCGCCGCCCCCGCCGAGACCAGCCGCGTCCCCACCGCCACCGGCCACGGCCAGGCGATCCCGCCGCGCACGTCAACCGCCAGCCGCTCGCCGCCGGACGACTCCAGCGGCAGCAGCCCGTCCAGGTTTGGCCCCCCCACCGCCCGCCAGATGCCTTTATTCTGCATGCGATTCACCGCCCCCCGCCCCGCAGGATTTCCGCCAGGCTCCCGGCCCGCACCCGCGCCACCGGCGAGCGCCCGCCCGCAGCCGCGCCCGCAGCCGCGCCCGGATCGAACGCCGGCATCGCCGCGCCCCGCAGCGCCGCGTCGGGCAGCGGCACCTCCATGCAGGCGTGGCAGGCCTCGTCGTAGATGTGATCCTCGGCGTCCGTGTCGACGTCGTCGTAGGTCTGCTCGTCGAGCGGCAGGTCCGGCACCACCCGGATGAAGTCCCGGCACGTCCTGAACACCAGCAGCGTGCGCGACTTCACCCGCGCGCCGAACTGTCTGAACTTGAGCTTGCGCGCCGGATCTCCCGGCCGCATCATCAACCCCAAGCGCTGGAAGACCGTTGCGGTCGAATCGCCCAGGCCGCCACCCTTGGAGTCCGGGCGCCGGTTGAAGATGGTCGGGTCGGCCAGGCGCAGCGTCACCCGCAAACCCATGTCCTGCTCGCGCTGCAGGATGCCCGCCGCGATCTCGTGGTCGGCCAGGCGCAGGCCCGTGTCGGGCTGCCCCGGCGCGCAGCCGTACCACTCGCCCACGCGCACCAGCACGTCGTCGGGCGCCACCCACCACCAGCCCACGCTGAAGGGCTTGCCGAAGCCCCAGTCGAAAGTCTGGATCACGCGCGCGGTGTCCGGCACCGGGCACGGGTCGATGATGTTCGCCTCGCTCCACTCGAACGCCTGGCCCGTGTAGATGTCCCAGTCGCCGTAGCGCCAGGCCGAGCGGAACGGCTCCGGCAGCGACTCCAGCCAGCGCACGTACTCGGGATTGCGCGCCATCAACGTGGGATTGTCGGTCACCAGCGCCGGCACATACATGCGCAGCCGTCCGTCCGGCCCCGCGTAGGCCACCTTGGGCCGCCGCGCATCGCCCTTGCCGCACC